GCTTTGGACAAGCCGCTAAGAGAGCAGTGGTTGTACAAAGTTTACAAGCAGTGCTAAACAGCAATGACGAGATTAGAGATGACGAATCACGTATCTTTAACTTGATTGCTACACCTGGTTATCCAGAACTAATTGGCGAAATGATTAGCTTGAACTATGACAGAGGCTTAACAGCATTTGTTATTGGCGACACACCTGCAACATTAGCACCTAATGCAACTGCTCTTAACGAGTGGGGCACAAACGTTAACCTTGCAGTAGAAGATAACGCAGACGGACTAGTAAGCAGAGATGAGTATCTAGGCATTTACTATCCATGGGGCTTCACAAGTGATAACTTTGGCAACAACGTTGTTGTTCCGCCAAGTCACATGATGCTACGCACTATTGCACTTAGCGACCAAGTATCGTTCCCATGGTTTGCACCAGCAGGTACAAGACGTGGTGGTATTACAAATGCAACAGCAACAGGTTACATTGATGCTGAAGGTGAATTTGTAAGTGTAGCACTAAACGAAGGACAGCGTGACACGCTATTTGGAATTAGTGTTAACCCAATTACGTTTATTACAGGCGCAGGACTTGTTGCATTTGGCCAAAAGACTCGTGCAAGAAATGCAAGTTCGTTGGATAGAGTAAACGTAGCTAGACTAGTAATTTACTTACGTAGCCAACTTAATAAACTTGCTAAGCCTTACATCTTTGAGCCAAACGATAAGATTACACGTGATGAAATCAAAGCGGCGGCTGAAAGTTTAATGCTAGAACTTGTAGGTTCAAGAGCATTGTATGACTACATTGTAGTTTGTGATGAAACTAACAATACACCTTCGCGTATTGACAGAAACGAACTATACTTAGACATTGCAATTGAACCAGTTAAGGCTGTGGAATTTATTTACATTCCACTTAGACTTAAGAATACAGGAGAAATTGCAGGATTATAATCAAGTAAATGGACCCCATATTTTTAGGGGTCCATAACTGATAAATACTGTACAGGAGAATATTATGGCAATTTCAACATTATCAAAGATTACAGTTCCATTAGCATCAGATAGTAGTTCATCAACACAAGGTTTGTTGATGCCAAAACTACAGTATCGTTTTAGAGTCATGCTAGAGAACTTTGGTGTAAGTACACCAACTACAGAACTTACAAAGCAGGTTATGGATGTAACACGCCCTAGTGTAACATTTGAAGAAATAGAGATTCCTGTGTATAACTCACGTGCTTATCTAGCAGGTAGACATACATTTGAAGCTATTACACTTAACTTACGTGAAGATGTTAACAACAGTGTGCAAAAACTTGTTGGCGAACAACTTCAGAAACAGTTTGACTTTTTTGAAATGTCAACTGCGGCATCAGGTATTGACTACAAATTTACAACACGTATTGAAATCCTTGATGGTGGAAACGGTGCTAACACACCAAACGTATTAGAAACATTCGAATTATACGGTTGCTTTATCCAAAATGCAAACTATAATCAGTTAACATACAGTGCTAACGATCCTGTATCGATTACACTATCAATTAGATTTGATAATGCAATCCAATCACCACAAGGTGAAGGTATTGGTACAAGCGTTGGTAGAACGCTAAACAGCCTAGTAACAGGCGGCGGTGGTATTGGTTAATACCAATTAAAATTGCCATAAACTATAAAGGGGACCTTAGCGTCCCCTTTATTATTATATACGTATAAAACTTTTAAGGATAAATATTTGTATGGCAAATATAATAAACGGGTTTTTAGATAATGTTTTAGGCGGCGCAACAAACCCTGGTGGCAATTTAAAAGATTATCAACATGCCGCTAGATTGTTTAATGACGACGGATTCCGTCTTGCTCCTAAGTCAAAATTTCTTTTTTATACGTTATTTGAATTAAGTGATTCTGCGCAAAAGGTAATGCCCCAATTAGGACAAAGACACAAGCAAGAAATAAACATGCTTGTTAAGGCAATTGATTTACCTAAATATCAAATCCAAACTGTTACAAAAAATATGTATAACAGGAAAAAGAATTTACAAACAAGTATAGAATATGACCCAGTAAATATTACATTCCATGATGATAATTTAGGTTTAACTAGCACACTAATGGAAGCCTATTTTAGATATTACTACAGAGACGGAAACTATAACTCAAAAGGAATATCTCCTCCGTATGCTCCGAGAAATACCTATGGATCGCCAATAAGTCAAAACTATAGATACGGTTTAGATAATGATCATACAGAACCGTTTTTTAAAAAAATTACAATTTTTCAATTAGCAAGACATGAGTATATTGCATATACACTAGTAAATCCTCTAGTAACTGGGCTAACACATGACCAAATGGATGCAAGTGCAGGCGGCGAAGTTACACAAAATCAAATTACAGTTGCATACGAAACAGTATTTTACAGCAGGGGTCCTGTTGGTGAAGATAGTCCTGCAGGCTTTGGTACAGTACACTACGACACAACACCTAGTCCATTATCTATTAGAGGCGGCGGAACAATCAGTCTACTAGGTCAAGGAGGTGTAGTAGGAGGTATTAGTGATATTATAGGCGACATTGCCGGCGGCACTTTTAATCTTGGTACAGCTCTTAACGTGTTCAACACTTACAAAAATGCAAAACAACTAACTAAAGAAGGACTAAGGCAAGAAGGATTTAATATTCTAAAAAGTGCATTAGGAAACATTACAAAAGAAGTTGTAAGCGGCAACAGTAATATTAACATTCCAAAGCAATCTGGCAATGGCGGCAATAATTCTGTTACACAAACAACAGGCGGTAATGTTAATACATCGTCTCCAACTTATGCATCTAAAGTAGCAACCGCATCTGCTAATAACGGCATAACGCCTCCTGCTACTCCACGTGTGCCTCAACAGTCAACAAACGGCAGAACTATAACAAGGTAAAAAATATGAGTGAGTACAAATTAAAACCTCTAGATAGCGGTGAAGAAGTAAAAGAATTTTACAACAAGTATTTTACAGAAAAAATTAGTTTTTCCGCTAATAAGGTTGATAGTGTAGTTGGGTTCTTTACAAAAAGAGGATTTGACGAAAGTAGTGCAATTTCAGTTTCTTCAATTTTATTAGAGCAGGCTAAAATTGATGATGTAGATGTTTTTACTTTACTAGATACTCTTAACGGTTTAGAAGATATTCAGATAAGTGCAGTTATTGCTGAGATCTTAAATTACAATAGGTCAAAAAGTAGTGTACTAGGATTCAAAGTAGAAAAGACTGATAAAACTGAATTAAGAAACATAGTAGCTTAACATGCCTAGATTTGCGCAAGGAAAATATGAATTAAAAAATCCTGACAAGTTTTTAGGAAACAAGACTCCTACTTATAGATCTAGTTGGGAGTTTACATTTATGCAATTCCTTGATAATCATCCTAGTGTTAGTAAATGGGCAAGCGAATCTATAAAAATTCCGTATAGAAATCCTTTAACTGGCAAGCAAACAATTTATGTACCTGATTTTTTTATTGTGTACAACGACAAAAAAAGCAAACAACATGTTGAGCTTATAGAAGTCAAACCAGCAAATCAAACCATAAAAGAAAAAGTAGGTCGTTCGCAACACAATCAAGCGGCTTGGGTAGTAAATCAAGCAAAGTGGGAAGCCGCAAGTGCTTGGTGCAAGCAACGAGGAATCTTTTTTAGAATAATTAATGAAAATGATATCTATCATAACGGAAAGCGTTCTAGATAGGCTAAATATTTATAGTAGCATTTAATGGAGTTACTATTACCATGACTAAAAAATTAGAAGACTTACTTCATTTGCCAGACTCGAAAGAGATTATACAAAACGCAAAAAAAGAAGATAAAAAACAGCAGAAGAAAGATACTGCCATTGTTGAACAAGAAGAAACTTTTAATGCAATGGAAGAGTTTGATAAAATTGCAAGTGCATTACCTAAAGTAAAAGGCTTAGGAGACAAAGCAGATTCTGAACTAGAAGATATTGCCCAACGTGCATTAAATAGTTATGAAGATCTTATGGATTTAGGCATGAATGTAGAAGCACGATATTCAGGGCGTGTTTTTGAAGTAGCAGGTAGTATGCTTAAAACTTCTCTAGATGCTAAAGTTGCGAAGATGGATAAAAAACTAAA